CGCTTTAACATTATTTTTTAAACCACAAATCAGAAATGCTGGAGACGGCCAAGATGGTAACGTGGTTAATAATGATTCAGTTATTTTAACAGTTGGAACAAATGACCACAAAGACGCGATGCAAGCTTTAATTAAAGCTCTTTATAAAGATGAAGGCTTTAATGTTGATGGAGCTGATAATTTTGTTGTTGTTGCTGATGATTTATCAACAAACACAAAATATCTTGTTTCTGAAGTAACAGCTGTAGGCACTATTACAATTGCTGCTGCATTATCTTAATGCACGCATATTTTAAACCAAAGGCGTCTTTACGGCGCCTTTAGGTTTATTTTTACAAACTATTTAATTATATTATATCATGGCAAAAAAAGCTAAAGCAGAAAAAAATATAGAGGTTGCACCTCTAAAAAAAGAAATTGAGGTTAAACAACCTCAAGGCCCTAAATGGGAAATTAAAGATAGACAGTATTATTTAAAAGGTAGAGGTGAACCTTTAACCTACGTACTACAGTCAAAGTCTACAAAAAGAAAACCATTATTATGGTTTGATGAAGAGTTGGGATACAATAGAGAAATGCGCTACGCAAGTAACCAAAACTCTATATTTGTAGACGAACAAGATAAAAACGCTATACTAGAGCATGTTATTTTTGAGGAAGGGGTATTATTTGTTTCAAGAACAAACCAACCACTTCAAAAATTCTTATCATTATATCACCCTAAAAAAAATATAGTGTATGCTGAAAGAGATCAGGTTAAAGAAGCTAAACAAGATTTAGTTAGTATTGAAACTGAAATGCAGGCTTTAAACACAGCGGTTAGTCTTGAAATAGATCAAGCAGAAGCAATATTAAGAGTTGAAAAAGGTTCATCTGTTAGTAATATGAGCTCTGCTGAAATAAAAAGAGATTTGTATTTATTTGCTAGACAAAATCCAGTTTTATTTTTAGAACTTGTAAATGATGAAAATGTTGTGTTAAGAAACTTGGCTATTAAAGCTAAAGAACTTAATATAATTAGTTTATCACAAGATCAAAGAAGTTTTTCTTGGGCTTCTACAAATAGAAAATTAATGGAAATACCTTTTGATGAAAACCCATACTCAGCATTTGCTGCGTGGTTAAAAACAGATGAAGGTGTTGAAGTTTATAAATCAATACAAAAAAGAGTAAACTAACAACTAATGATCACAGCCCTTTAATTAGGGCTTGTGATTATAATAAAATATAAAATGGCTATATCAGTAGATAATGTATATACTAAAGTATTATCAATACTTAATAAAGAATCTAGAGGTTTTTTAACACCTGGAGAATTTAATAAAATAGGTTCGCAAGTGCAGCTTGATTTGCTAGATAAAGCTTTTTATGAATATAATAGGGCTATAGCTACTCAAAGCGCTGGTAGAGGCGGTGAAGGTTATGCTGATATTCCAAAAAAAATACAGGATAAAATAGATCCTTTTTATGCTACAACAAGCATATCATTAACAAGTGGCGTAGGAACTTTACCTACGTTTTACAATATTATAAATGTTTCTGCGGACAGCAGAACAACAGATGTTGAAA